TTATACCCTATAAATTCTTTTTATTAGACTCCCCTCTCATCATGGCGTATAGTCAAGATATGTTTACTGATACCCCACAAACTACCCAGTCAATCGCATTTGAGAATTTGCTGACTGATCTGGAAGGAACTGCACCAGGCTTATCCGATGATGAAGTCTTCGCCATATTGGGTGTGGACATTAAAGAGTTTGATGAGGATGAGAAGAAGCAGATTGATGCAGCACTCCTACGCGGGAGGGCGCTCGCTAAAAAGAAGGTCATGGATAACATGTTCAATCACATGGGCAGCAAAGGTGGCGAGAAGCTATGCATTGATTACATGCGAAGATTTGCAGATGACTGGCCCGCAGACGCGGAATACTCATCTACAGAAGGCGGTACGTTTACCGTCAACCTTGGTGATTAATGGCCAATGTCCAATACAATGCGGCTCCTACCCTGGCAAAGTTCCATAAGGATGATAGCTTTGTCCGCGGAGTAGTGGGTCCTATCGGATCGGGTAAATCTGTGGCGTGCTGCTGGGAAGTATTCCGGAAAGCCTGCCAACAAGAACTGTTCGTTGATGAAGATGGCCAATACAAGGGTAAGCAAGTACGTAGATCGCGTTGGGTCATTATCCGCAATACCTATCGGGAGCTAGTTGATACCACGATGCAAACGTGGTTTGATTGGTTCCCAAAACATCTCGGAGTCTGGCGCGCGCAGGACATGAAGTTCACTTGGGTTTTCACCCAACAGGATGATACCATTGTGCATCTTGAAGTCCTGTTTCGCGCGCTAGACCGCCCTGATGATATCAAGAAACTTCTATCACTAGAACTCACAGGCGGATGGCTCAATGAAGCAAGGGAAATTCCGAAGCCAATACTTGATATGCTTATCGGTCGTGTTGGCAGGTATCCAAGCAAACGCTATGGCGGCCCAAGCTGGTATGGAGTTATCGGTGATACAAACCCGCCAGATGAAGATCATTGGTGGTACCGTACTTTTGAAGAAAGTCTCCCTGAGGACTGGCAAATCTTTCATCAGCCATCAGGAACCTCATCCAACGCGGAAAACAGGGATAACCTCCCTGACAAATACTACGAGCGCCTCAGTTCTGGCAAAGATCAAGAGTGGATCAACGTGTATGTCCATGGAAAATACGGCTTTGTACAAGATGGCAAAGTTATATTCCCAGAATACAATGATCAACTACATTGTGTCCACGACCTCGGCCTCCATGAATCGACGACGAAGTTGCTCGGTGGAGCAGACTTTGGTTTGACTCCTGCTTTTGTTATTGCACAGGAATCTCCTCTTGACGGGCAAATACAATGCCTTGATGAAGTTGTAACTGAAGATATGGGTGCTGTCAGGTTTGCAGATAAGATCAACAGACTTAACAAGACCCATTATGAATCACTTCCTGTGACTGGGTGGGGCGATCCATCGGGTGATATCAGGGCTCAAACCGATGAGACCACGCCTTTCTTGGTAATGCGTAAAGCCGGTGTTCCGTTGTTGCCTGCCCCCAGCAACGACTTTATACTGCGTCGTGAGGCGGTTGCCAAGCTTCTTACCACAATGACAATTTTGGGCAGACCAGCCCTTGTTATCTCGCCAAAATGCAGGATGCTACGCAAAGCACTTGCAGGCGGTTACAAATACAAGCAGATGAACGTTTCAGGTGGCGAGCGTTACGCGGAGAAGCCAGACAAGAATATGTACTCGCATGTAGCAGAAGCTCTGCAGTACCTCTGTCTTGGCCTTGGGGAAGGCATCAAGCTTATCTCTGCAAATTCTGCAGATAATTCACAAACTATGGCGTTGAATGATTATGATCCATTATCGTGATATGAAAGAAGAAGACAAAGGTGCCATCATGCGCCTGCTTCTGATTATGCACCAGGAATCCGACTTCTATCGTCAGTATGATCCTGACTATGGATTTTTCGAGGGAATTTTCAACCTTATTGTCGGTGAGCAATTCGGAATGGTTGCATGTGATGATGATGAGATTGTTGGCGTCATGATGGGACACATGGCTAATATGCCAATGGTAATTGCTCCATCTGCAAACGAGATTATTCTTTATGTGCACCCACACCACCGCGGAGGGTTGATTGGCCGGAGGCTTATTAATCTCTTTGAAAAGTGGGGTGTTGCAAACGGTGCTGTGCTTGTCGCAGCAGGCGACTCTGCTAACATTAGCAGCCAAGTCGTATCAGGATTGTATCTGACTAGCGGTTTTGAGCCTGCTGGCAGCGTGTTTCACAAATACTTGAATTGAGGTAAAAATGGGAAAGCCAATTGCAAAATTGCTCGGTATTGATCCTCCAAAGCCAGAGGACCCACGTATTGCAGAAGAGCGTGGTGAGCGCAATGCAGCCCGTGCTGAAGAGGCACAGCGCCTCTCTTCTCTTCGGCGCAAAGGTCGTCGCTCTACAATTTTGACTTCGCCTACTGGCGAATCAACAACTTCACTACTTGGACGGTAACATGCCAGTCAAGCCAATTGTTGATCATATCTGTAACAGGTTCTCCAAACTTGTTGCAGATCGTGGTACATGGGAAGCTCATTGGCAGGAGATAACTGACTATTTCTTCCCGAACCACGCAACCTTTGTTGGCGCCGATTCCAAAGGGCAGAAGCGCACCACAAAGATGTATGATTCAACTGGAGTCCACGCCGCGGAAATGCTTGCTGCTGGACTTCATGGCCGGATGACAAATCCTGCTAGCAATTGGTTTGAGTTCAGATTCAAAAGCGAGAGTTTGAAAAAGAGCAGGGAGGCCAATATCTGGCTTGCCAATGCACAACGCATTCAATATGAAGAGATGACAAATGCAAAAAGTGCATTTACTTCTCANGCACATGAAATGTACCTTGAGCATACTGTGTTTGGCAACGGCTCGATGTTTATTGGCGAGAACAAAAACAAGGATGGAGTATTATATATAAGGCCATCTCTTTGTCCCATGGCTATTGGGCTGAGAATGAAGATGGGATTATAGATACATATTATCGCCGTATCAACATGACAATTGCAAACATGGTCTCAAAGTTTGGCTTGAAGAATTGTCACGAGGATGTACAAAAGAAATACAAAGCCAAAAAGTACGATGATGAATACATTGTGATTCACGCTGTTGAGCCTTCTGTGCTCTCCAATTACAAAAAGCGTGGATCAAAGCAAAAGCCTTTCATCTCCATCTATGTTGATGAGAAGAATAAGCATATGCTTAAGGATGGATGGTTTGACTCATTCCCTTATGCCACGCCGCGCTATTACAAGGCTGCTGGCGAAGTGTATGCTCGTGGTCCTGCTGTAACAGCACTTCCTGATATGAAGATGCTGAATCAGATGATGAAGACCACAATTGTTGCTGCTGAGAAGGAGGTTGATCCTCCTATGCAGGCACCTTCTGATACTTACATCAAGCCTATCAGGACTGTTCCTGGTGGTATCAACTTCTATAATCCTGGTTCCAAGGATCGCATTGAGCGTCTGTTCGACTCCCGCGGAGTGCCTCTCAGTCGCGACTTTATGGACGAGCTGCGCTTGCGTATTCGTCAGATTTTCTTCAACGACCAACTTGAGCTTGGTCATCGTCCTGAGATGACTGCAACTGAAGTCATCCAACGTACTGAAGACATGCTTCGTCTCATGGGTCCAATCCTTGGTCGTATGCAGAATGAAGGATTAAACATTATCATCAATCGCACTTTTGATATCTTGTTGAAGCAAGGCAAGTTTGGCGAAGTGCCTTCTATCATTGCTGATGAGGGGGCAGACATTGAGATCATTTATACATCACCAATTGCTCGTGCTCAACGTCAACTTGAAGTTGGTGGCTTCCAACGCCTTATTGAAATTATTACGCCTGTTGCGAACATTGATCCTCAGGTATTCTCACGTCTTGATACAGATGAGATTCTTGAGGTGTTCGCAGACCTGCTTGGAGTACGCCCGACGATTGTTAAACCAAGAGATGAAGCTTTTGAAGAAGAAGAATCAAATCAGCAACTTGCCGACGGCATGGCTGTGGCTGAAACAGCCAAAACAGGATCAGAAGCCCTACTGAATTTTACAAAAGCGCAACAAATGGGGGTAGGCGGTGGATCAGTGTAAGACAGATTACCATATAACTTTTGGGACTGAGCACGGTCAGCGAGTCCTTCAAGACATACTTGAATATTGCCATGTGATGGAGCCTGGTGACATCACCCAAGGTGCAGAGGTCTTGATCTTTAAAGAAGGTCGCCGTGATGTTGCAACTTTCATCTTGGAGCGTTTACAAGCAAAGCGGTTGATGCCTGATTATGAGTGAATTGAATTGGAAAGCTAAGCCAACTCGGTTCCAAGATGGTCTTGGCACTGAGATAACCAGAGTAGCATTAGGCGGTGGAAGCCAGCTTGATGCCTTTGGTCGTCTCCGTGTGTCTAATCCTGCATTGACTTTGTTTGACTCACAACAGCACTTTAGCGAACAGCCTCTGTTGTGGAATGTTAAAGAGGTTGGCACAGGAGTTCTGACATTTGATTCAGATGAAGCTGGAAGCTTTTTAAATGTAACATCTGATGGCGATCAAGTTATTCGTCAAACAAAACAGTATCATCGCTACCAGCCTGGAAAGTCACAAGCTATTAAAGCTACAGGCACTATGTTTGGAAGTGGGGATATGTATGTTGTTCAGCGCTCTAGTGTATCAGGAGTTGTAGTTGAGCAACGTATTCCGATTAGCAATTGGAACGTTGATCGTTTTGATGGCAAAGGCGCTTCTGGAATCACAATGGATTTTACCAAGTCGCAAATATTCTTTATGGATATTGAGTGGCTAGCAGTTGGACAAGTACGTCTTGGTTTTGTTCATAATGGCGTTGTTCAATTTGCGCACATATTTTCTAACGAGAATCAGAACCCTGGTGCTTACATGAAGACTGCAAATCTTCCTGTAAGATATGAGATTAAGTCTGATGGAGGAATTGTCTATCAAAGAATAGGCTATTTTGATGGCGATGATGGAATATTCTTTGAGAAACAAATTGAAGGCAATTCTGGGCAACTGTTGCAGATTTGCTGTGCTGTTGAATCTGAAGGCGGCTTTGAAGAGAGTCTTGGAATTCCTCATTCAGGTAATACTGGTAGTGCTCTTATTTCTGTGACAACAAGGCGACCATTATTTTCATTCAGGACAAAGGCTACATTTAATGGTGTAAAGAATCATGGTCAGGTAATACCTTTGAATTTCTTTGCACATGTAGAAGGCCAGCCTGCAATGTTTGAGATTGTATATAATGGAACTCTTGGCGGTGCATCATGGGCAAGTCATTCTCCTGATTCAATTGCTGAAATTGATACTTCTGCAACAACAATAACAGGCGGGCTGACTATATTATCAATTCCAATTTCAGGCTCAAAAGAAGGAGTCCAAGGCAGC